CCCCAGCAAGAGCAATCACGCTAGCCGCCGACGCTGCTAGAGCGTCTACCACGGTATCGGCACCAGCAGGATATCTCTTGATTGCGTTGTATATCGCGATACCTTCGTCTGCAATGCCGCCTGGGGAATTGATGCGAATCAATGCACGCTTGCCGCCCAGCTTTCCCAGTGCGTCGATAACGTCGCCGGACGAAAAAGAATCCTCTCCCCATGCATCGCCAACGATGCCGTAGAGAAACACTTCGCCGGTATCCTTGTTTATTCGAATTGCCATATTACTGCCCTTTGCTTAAAATTTTAAACGCTCGATTTTCCCAATCTCTGACGCAGGTTTCAACTACCGCCCTGAACGCTTCTGGCTTGCTGTCGGCACAGGTCAAAAGCATCTGCTTCGACTCTTTGCAGTGCTCTGTAGCCTTGCCTCTATCAATTCCAAGATCCTCAAATTTATCCGCTAGCTTCGGTTCCCACTTGGAGTAGTGGCGATCCATCCAGCCTAAAAAATCCGCGTTGTTTGTGCCGCTTTTTACGTCGCTAGCCTCACGCCTAAGTAATTGCCGAACAAGGTTTTCGACGGTTGACGATTGCATTTCCTTGGCGTCTGCAATTGCATCGGCTGCATCTTCGGCATCGTTCTTGTTTGCTTCGACAGCTTCTGGGTCCACTTGCTGGCCTGCTTGCTGGTTGCTGCTCATTGTTGCGGGGTTAACCAGCGTATCGCCGCCCTCGATGCGATTGTAGCCGAGCGCTGCCCGTGCTTCATTGGCCGTGATAACCATTGCATTGCGAAGCTTAATAAGCATGTCAGAAAGTGCCGCCGAATCCGGCTTCAAGTAGCCGCTAAAATCGAACTCGAAACAATACCGCCCGAGCCTGACATCGATTTCAGATAAAAGCTTGTCCTCGAATTCTTCGCAGATTTTGCAAGTCCACCGCATAAAACAATTGCGCACCTCTTGCTGATTTTTTTGTTCGGCGGAGTTGTACGACACGGATTTATCCTCGCCCATGATTGTTTCAAGCCCGAAAAGCAATGCTACATCTTCGCGATTAAATCGCCGCTGATCGATCATTTGCGAATCGACGTTCGTCATGGTGACAATGTTCGCCTTGATGCCCTCACGCAACAAGCCCGGCTTTCCTGCTGCTTGCGATCCTGTATGCCGCTTCGAGAAATCTTCCAAGAACTGCTTGGCGTCCTCCTCTTTGCGAAACACTCCAGTTGGAGCCTCAAGCATAAGAGTACCGCTAAAGCCTTTGTTTAGCTGTTTCTCGACCGTTTCCTCTGCATCAATGGATATGCGAATGGTTCGCTTGCAATCAAGAATGCCTGAGCCCGTAAGCCCATTGGTTGAAAGCCCCTTAATATGGATGATCTCGCTGTCGTCAAACACCAAGACGTTCGCCTGCTTGCCGGTTTTCTTCGATGGCTCAAATCTCCAAATCGGATCGTCTTGGTCAATCTTGGTCGCGTGATACTTTTTGCCGTTCTTCCACACCGTCACGGTATGCTGAAAATGCAACGGTAATAATTCTTTGGCATCAAAATCGATAACCGCCCGGCCATCGCCAAACATGATTGCTTGCGTCAACAGTAACTCAAAAAAATCATACTTTTTATCGTACTGATTCGGTCGCTTGTTGGTAGCAAAATACCACTTGTGTTTTGTTGCTGGCCCTTTGCCGTCCTCAGTGTATTCCATAATTCGAAAGGGCACTTGCGCGATGGCAGAAGTAACCTTGCCAAGAGCGTATCTAACAACAGGGATCTGAATTGCATTATCGATCGTGACTGGCGTCAACTCTTCATCCTGATCCGTGCCGCCGATCCTGTTCATCAAGTATTGCCAAAAACTGGTCTTGTCTGCCATGCTTTCCCTCAGTTAATGAACAATTTGCCGGTTGATCGCTCAGGTTGCAAACTTGCAATGCGATAAGCCATAACCGCCGCGACGATAGGGTCAATCTTGTCTTTCGATTTCGCCTTGTCGAACATCCATCGATCTTGCCTATCCTTGGCAATTATAGCGTTATTTGCGCACCAGCGTAGCAGCTTCGAGTCGGCAAAGACTAAACGCCCCTCTTTCATCAATTGAATGAAGTCGCGAATAGCCTCATTGAAGTTGGCTTGGTTCTGCGCCATCCGAGCCGCTGTCACGCCGGACTTGGCTAGCCGCTCCCCTAGCTGCTGCCCATTGTATGGATCGTACGCAACCGTCCCTATGTCGTTGGCCTCAAGGTCAGCCAATAGCGATTCGGTAAGCTCCTCGATTGGGTAGGTTGCCTTTATGATTTCCTCGTCGAAAATGAATTGCGAAAACGGCATTGCGGTTAGATCGCGGTTGCTATTGTCGGCGATGTAGGCTTTCGTTCGGATCTCGTAGCGGTATATCGTCTTGCCCTCGTCGGTAACGTCAACAGGGAATCGAGCACAAAGAGCGTAAGCCGCCAGGTCGTCGCGTGCCCCAAGGTCAACCCCGGCACCGTAGCCGTCCGCCTGCGACCAATCGGAGTAAGGCTTGACGCATCGCTCAAAGTCCTCTAGGTCGAAGGCTTTTTCAATCGATGAAACAATACGATTGCCGTGGAAACGATCAAGCAGATTCCGACCGATGGCCGTATGGCGAAACTTATTGACTTGTTCGCGAAGATATTCACGCTTGACGGAAATACCTAGGTTTGGATTCGCCTTAATCCATGTTGATTCGTCCTCGAAATCATCATTCTTGTCTAGCTCGTAGATTAGGGCAAACACGGTTTCATCCTTACTTACGCCTGAAACTACGTTGGTTGCGTAATTGTATTCTTGTAGCCACAAGTCCGATTTATCATCGCCAGCGGTTGTAATGATGATATGCAATGGCTGGGAACGTGAGCCGCTGCCAGTCACCATCGTGTCGTAGAATTTCCGATGGTGCTGGCCCCATGCGTGAACCTCATCCATTACCACACAATGCGGGTTTAATCCGTCGAATGGCTTGTCCGAGGAAACCTTGCGGATATAGCTGCCGTTGTGCGTGTAGGTGATCGTCTCATTCCGAATGTCGGTACGCAGTTGCATTGTCTTTGACTGGCCCACCATGCGTTCACATTCGCCGTAAGCAATGTTCGCTTGCTCTTTTTTGGTAGCCGTCAAAAGGATCTGCCCGATAGCTTCCGGCTTGCCCGTTCGCGGGTCAATGTCGGCCATCGCTAGGTAATGACTCAGGCCCGCCACAAACGTAGTTTTTCCGTTCTTCCGAGCCATCGACCAATAGACTTTTCGGAACCGCCTAGTTCGATCCTCATCTCGGCGCCATCCGAAGATATTCCATAACCCAAAAATCTGCCAATCCTCAAGGATCAAGGGCTTGCCCGCATATTCCCCGATTGAATGCCGAAGGATGAGCGGAAAAAACTCACAAACGCTTGACGCCTTGGCCGCATCGAAGTAGTAAGGGAAGTCCGGCGTAGATTGCCTGCCCATGTCGAGCCGGTAGCGTAGCACCGCATCCTTGACTCTATCGCAAGCAACTACTGAGCCGTCTTCGACAGCTTGGCAGTAGTCCGCGACACGTAAGGAAACGCCGCTTGCAATCAACCTGGAGCCCTCGCTAGCCACTGAGTAAATTCGTCCTCTTCTTCTGTTTGCGGAGCTTTAAGCCTTGACCGACTCGAAGGCGTCAATCCTAGCTCGGCCTCGCGTTTTAGGATTCGGTCGGCAAATTTATGAAACTGATTTGCTTCGGGTCGCGTGATTGCACCGCCGTTGCCGTTCATGTCTGCGACATTGCCGCCCTTGATAACCTCCCATAGCGAAAGCATCATCGAGTAATCGAGGCAATAGCCCGCAATTAATCCTTGATCGGTCTCGGCAAGCAGGTTCATAGCTGCTAGTTGATCGCAAACCCAGTGCCAGCGGGATTTCGCGGTTGGATCAGCCTCGACAGCATCGGGAATCCTTGGCCTCCCTAGCTTCGGTTTTGGCTCATCTGCGTTGCGTCGTTCAGGATGCTTGGTAAATGCACCCGAAGCCTCTTTGATCGCGTTAGAAAGCGGTTTACGGCCCTTTACCATGAAATCCAAGCCTTTCTAGCCTGAGTTTACAGAAACGGAGATACTCGCGAAAGCG